CATAAATATATGATAAACATTAAGAGTTTGTCATATGCCAACGCTACTAGAACTAAAACAAGATATATTTGATTATACCGCCCTAAGATTAGGCGAAGGTATAATTGATTTAGAGTTAGACCCTGCTCACTACGAAATTGCATACAAAAATGCATTAGGTACATATAGACAACGTGCGCAAAACGCTACTGAAGAAAGTTACACTTGGGTAGAGTTACAACAGAACGTAAACGAGTACACACTTCCCGCTGAAATTTCACACGTAAGACAAGTATTCAGACGTACAATGGGAAGTACAAATGGTCCGTACAGTTCAAGTTTCGACCCATTTAGTTCAGCAACATTAAATGTATATCTATTAAACTTCACTTATTCTGGTGGACTAGCAACATATGAAATGTACACACAGTACGTGGAATTAGCGGCTAGAATGTTTGGTGCGTACATGAACTACACATACGAACCTGTAACACGTAAGTTACGTTTGATTAGAGACCCAAAAGGCGACGGTGAGGTTGTACTACTTTGGACGTACAATAATAAACCAGAAACAACATTACTACAAGACCATCAAACAAGTCAGTGGATTAGAGAGTACACGTACAGTTCAGCAAAACAAATTATGGGCGAAGCACGCGAGAAGTTTGCTAGTATTAGTGGACCACAAGGCGGAACAGCATTAAACGGTTCTCAACTTAAAGCAGAAGCAACTGCTGAAATGATGCAATTGATTGAAGACTTGAAGAACTTTACAGACGGTTCACAACCGTTAATGTGGGTTATAGGTTAATTATGAAAATAAACGAAATCACAGAAGGTATAAATGAGCACCGCATGGTGTGGAAGTCTACCAAGAAAGGACCTAAGTTAGCATGGCGTTGTACTTCTGGGTTTAGAACAAATAGAACAGTTCCTGACGCTAGGGATTGTGGTAAGCCATTGGACTATGCACAACGTGCTAGAATGAAAATAACTCGTGCTAGAACATCAAAAGCACAAGCACGCAAATCAAAGAAAACCAAGAAGATAAATCCTATCTCTAAACTTATTCGTAAGATGAATAAAGCAACAGCACCGAGAAAAATAAAAAAGAAGAAAAAAAGATAAACTAAAAACAATAGTTCGGTAATTTCAAATAGCATATTATATAAATCCACTGTATAATTGTATAAATGCATTTGATGATAGATATAGAAACACTTAGTACTGAACAGAACGCTATTATTTTAAATATTGGTGCCATTGGGTTTGACCCATTCTCGGATAACATATACACACAGCATACATTCTATTCTAGAATAGATATAGAATCACAGTCAACACGTCATGAAAGTGAAGAAACACTGAATTGGTGGTCAAAACAACATAAAGATGCACAGGATGAAGCATTTGGTGAGGATAATCGTATCCCATTGAATATTGCGTTAGGTGAATTATCTAAACTAGTTAGGAAATCAAGTAAGGTATGGTCACAGGGTGTTGGCTTTGATATCCCCATTCTAGAAGATGCGTACAAAGATTATGGGTATTCGCACCCATGGAAATTTTGGGATATACTTGATTGTAGAACTATAATTAAAATGAATCCAACGAAAAAATTAGGAAATAGTCACCATGCGTTAGAAGATTGTGTAAATCAGATTGATATCTTACAAGACACGATTAAAAGATTAAAGATTACAAAGATAGGTTAGTAATCCGCGATTAAATCCCCTTGTGGCCAATTCTTAGTATGTTGCAACTCTGTTTCACAATTTAAACACACGGTTTTTAGATTCATAACCATCAGTGGGTTATTATTAATAACATATACATCTAATTGTTCTGGGTACGTTGCTTTGAACCCACACTTCTCACATATCTGTTTCTTTATGTAACCTTTGAAGTTTTTATTTTTTGAGGATGTCTTCCTTTTCTTCGAACATGTACTGCATACAGCCCGATAATGAGTGATGCCATCTTTTTTATAATTGATTGCAACAGGTCTTTCCCCACAACTGCAAATTGTTCGTTCTTTTTGTCCTTCTGGTTTTCTACCTAAACTAACTTTTTCTAGTTTTTTTATATCTTTGATTAATTGTTCCTTTTCCAGTTTCAATTCTGTTAATTGTTCCTTTTCTAGTTTTTTTATATCTTTGATTAATTGTTCCTTTTCCAGTTTCAATTCTGTTAATTGTTCCTTTTCCAGTTTCAATTCTGTTAATTGTTCCTTTTCGACTGCTATCTCTGCTTGTCTTGCATCCGATAAGTATCCTCTGATATTATAGAATGTTTTTTCTGAACCATATTTTTTAAGTATCGAACGTTCGTGCTTACTTGCTTGACTTCTTGTGTTCCATGTTTTAAGAATTCTTTTTTTAAATTGGTTGATTCCTAGTTTTCCTATATCTTCTGTCAATGGCTGACTAGACCCCCAATAATTATCATTTTTTGGTTCATATTTGCATGTTCGCATACCGATGTATTTTCTTTTGGATATTTTGTTTATGATTATATAAGTGTAATGTGATGGCATAGCATTTGAAAATAGATTAAAAGACTAAAAGTATTTATTATGTTAATTAATTAACATAATAAATACTAATAAAACACACAAAGGTTAAAAAGGTACTTCTAAATACCAAAATTTACCCAAATCAAATAAATAGTTTTAATATAATAATTAGATTAGGGAGAACCCAATGGCATTAGTTTCACCAGGAGTCGAGGTAACAATAGTAGATGAAAGCGCATATCCCGCAGCATCAACGGCAACAGTACCATACATTTTAATAGCAACTGCTGAGAACAAGATTAATGGAGCAGGCACTGGTTCTGCATCAGGAACTTTAGCAAAAGCAATCGGAAATACGTACTTAATTTCAAGTCAGCGTGAATTAGTTAATACATTTGGCAATCCGTTCTTTTATAAGACATCAGGCGGCACACCAATACATGGTTATGAATTGAATGAGTACGGACTTCAAACTGCATATTCAGTTCTCGGAGCGAGTAACAGAGCATACGTTCAGCGTGCAGATATTGATTTAGCACAATTAACACCTACGACAGTACGACCAGCAGGAGCATCAGCAGATGGAACTTATTGGTTGGACACAGCAGAAACACAATGGGGCATCTTTGAGTGGAATTCAACCACTGAAGCATTCGCAAATAAAGTACCAACAGTTATTACATCAACTGGAGATTTAGTTGGTGGAGTAGCAGGTGGAGCACCGTTATCAAGTGTTGGCGCTATTGGTGATTATGCAGTAAATGCATTGAATGCCAGTAGTCCTGTTTATTACAAAAACCGTAATAACGTATGGGTTCAAGTTGGCGATAATAGCAATACAGCAAACACTGCAGATTTAGATTGGTATGATAGTCATGCATGTGTAACTAGTGCATCAGAAAGTACATTGACTATTCTCACTGCACAAGATATTACTATTAATGGAACTGCATGTACGACAGCAGGTACTACATTAGCGGATGTTGTTACCGCGATTAATGGACAAGCAATTGCCGGTATTACAGCACAAATTGTTAGTAATAAATTAGAGATTTATGCAAGCCCCGATGCTGCTAAAGTGTCTGCAAATGAGGTTATCGGAACTAATTTTATTATCGGCAGAGAATATGAGATTAAAACAGTTGGCACAACAGACTTTACGTTAGTTGGTGCTAATAGTAATACCATTGGTGAGACATTTATCGCTACAGGTGTTGGTACCGGAAATGGAGTTGCGTACGACAGAATTATGGTTATCACGGATAATACTGGTGCTGGTATGGGCGGAACACATCCTACATTAACATTTAGACAGAGTTCACATACACAAAACCCATCTTGGAGAGCAACAGATTTTACTAGTGCTACTGTTGGTCGTCCTACTGGTTCTATTTGGATTAAAACAACGAGTGTTAATTTAGGTGCTAATTTAGTAGTTAAGAGATATGACATAGCATTGGCATCATGGGTAACACAATCAACCCCGATATACGAAGATGATGCGACTGCAAATAAGACATTAGATGCAACCGCAGGTGGTAGTACAATCGCAACAGGTTCTACTTACGGAACGTACGATTCTAGTGATAATGATACTGCGACTATTAAAGTAATGGTACGCAGTGGAACGGGTGCTACTGAGATTACAGGTTCTTTAACCACTCCCGCGTTTGTAATTGGTGAAACATTTACGATTAGTGCTAGTGACAAAGGTTCGAATAACATGACCACTCCTGTAACAGTAACAATGACAGGTATTACAGCAACAACATTTGTCTCTGATTTAACAGCATTGGCTCCTACCAATGTAACGGCGGCAGTACTTACAACAGGTGCAATTAAAATTACACATGCGCAAGGCGGAGTAATCGAAGTTAAAGATACAAGTGGTACTCCAATGACAGATGCAGGAATTACTGCAACTTTGGATAATGTACGTGCAGGTAATGACACGAATTTAGTTCTTAGTAATTGGGAAGTTCTTGCTACTAAAACAGGTTTCAGTGCTAATAGTATTGCTCCTGGTCAAGACCCATCTGAAGGTACTAAATGGTACTTCAGTGCAATCGATGAGTACGATTTAATGATTCATGATGGAGCAGGTTGGAAAGGTTATCAAAACGTAACTAATGATGTTCGCGGTTTTGATTTATCAGCAACTAGTCCAAATGGTCCAATTGTTTCAGTATCTGTACCAATACAACAAAGTGATAAATCCGCATTGGTGCATGGTGATATTTGGATTGATACCAGTGATTTAGAAAATTTCCCATTAATTCACAGATGGCAAACAGTTGATAGTATAGCGCAATGGGTTTCATTAGATACAACAGACCAATCCACTGAGAATGGCGTATTGTTTGCAGATGCTAGATGGGCTGAGAACGGTACTACAGACCCAATCAGTGATGAAATTACAACAATTAAAACATTACTTACAAGTGATTACTTGGATTTAGATGCACCTGAGAGTAGTTTATACCCAACGGGAACGATTCTTTGGAACACAAGACGTAGTGGTTACACAGTTAAAGAATTTAAATTAAATTACTTCAACGCGTTATCATTTACTGGTTCTTTACCGACGGAAAAGAATGCATGGGTTAATGCTTCTGGTCTTAAAGACAATGGTGAAGCAAACATGGGTAGATTGGCACAGCGTTCTATTGTTGTTAAAGCAATGAAAGCGGCTATTGACACTAATACTGATATTCGTGAAGAGCAACGAGTGTTTAACTTAATGGCAACACCTGGTTACCCTGAGTTAATGGTTAACATGGTAGCACTTAATAACGAACGTAATAATACAGCGTTCATTGTTGGTGATTCACCATTAAGACTTAAAGAGTCAGGAACAGACCTTATTAATTGGGCAACTAATAATAGCGGAACTGGACTTGCAACGGGTGATGGTCTTAATGTTAATGATTATTATCTTGGTGTATTTTACCCAAGTGGAAAAACAACTGATTTAAGTGGCACGACGATTGTTGTTCCACCAAGTCATGCGATGCTTAGGACAATAATTAGAAGTGATGACCAATCATATCCATGGTTAGCACCTGCTGGCACTAGACGTGGTAACATTGATAATCTCAGTGCTATTGGGTTTTTAGATTCAGAAGGTGAATTCTCACAAACTGCAATTAGACAAGGTTCACGAGATACTTTATATGAGAATAGTGTTAACCCACTAACTTTCATTCCAGGTACTGGACTTGTTAACTACGGCAACAAAACTACTAAATCAGGTTCAGCGCTTGATAGAATCAATGTAGTTAGGTTAGTATCATATATCAGAATGATGGTTGATTCACTCGCTAAGCAGTTCTTATTTGAGCCTAATGATAAGTTAACTCGTGACGAACTTAAAGGTTCTATTGAGAAGATAATGAATGACCTTATCGCTAAGCGTGGGTTATATGATTACTTGGTAGTATGTGATTCAAGTAATAACACACCTTCTCGTATTGACAGAAGTGAGTTATACGTTGATATCGCCATCGAACCAGTGAAAGCAGTTGAATTTATCTTTATCCCTGTTCGAATTAAGAACACAGGTGAGATTAGCAACGGTTCGTAAGACTTAAAAAGTTAAGTTAAATAAAAAGCACCCTACGGGGTGCTTTTTTAATGGGAGAACCAATCTGATATTGATGGTTTGTTGATTCTCTCTGTTGCTAATTCAAAGTATTCTTTGTTTAATTCAATCCCTACAAATTTACGATTTAATTCTTTGGCAATAATTCCTGTTGTTCCTGAACCCATAAACATGTCACCAACTGTATCACCAACTTCCGTTGTCAACTTGATAAAAAACTCAGGTAAGTAACTTGGGTACACTGCGGGGTGTTCTATATTTAAGTTGGACGAACTTCCTGTAATTACATTAGATGGTCTAACCATGTCGGTTGAAATGCGCTTACTCATATTCATACCACTGCCGTTGGTGGAAAGATTCCTTCCGATGTTATTTCGTTTCTTCTCTTGTTCTAAATTCTTCGACGTTGATTTGATTAAACACTCATTTGGAAAGAATTTATAATCATTCGTTTTAGTGAAATGATATATTCTCTCCCATCCATCCTTCAATCGCTTTTTACTACCTGTTGGGAATGGATTAGTCTTATTCCATATAAATTCATCAACGAATCTAAATCCTAATTCCTCTACCATATGGATTACTAATTTATACACGTATAAATCCCTTTGTCCTTTGTGGCAGTGCTCTTTGATATTGAAAAAGAAACTACCATCATGTGACATTGTTCGTTTTATCTCAGATAGCATCGGTGAAATCCACGATATATAATCATTGGACTCTGCCCCACCGTAATCTCGTTGTTTTGCATATGGTGGCGATGTTATCCATGTATTGACTGAATCATTGGTTAGTGTTTTTAAAACATCTAAACTATCACCATTGTATAAATCAACCAAACCACTTCTCCAATGATTCGTATTGTTTAAATTGTCCTATGTTCTTCTTGTTTATCACAGCATTATCGAAGTTGAATTCAGGTTGCTCAATCTCTACGTAACCGTTGGTAGTTTGTTCCTTCCATTTTAAATCTGTTATCTTCGGATAACCTGAGTTCAATTGCCATTCTGTGTTATTTTTAAGTAACCGTTTTCCTTTATTATTTAATGGGTACATATATCTGAACATTAGACCCTTGATTCGCCTCATGCCAATCTTATTGATGTAATCAACAGTTGGCCAAAATAGTTTTTCTTTATTCCATTCGGTTGTTTCTCTTAACCAATCTGCATTGTCTTTGAGAACACCCTTCATTGACCTAGGATGTACCTTTTCACCTGTGTTAGTCATAAATGAGTCTGTCCAATAACTACCACCGTACCAAAAATTGAATGCTTGGTACACATATCCAGGTTTTCCCATAATTCCATCAGCCATTGTGTAAAGTAATGAAACATCAGGTCTGTTTTTCTTAATCCATTTGACTACTTCTTTTAACATTTGGGTTTCTGAATTTCTTGGCATTTCCTCGGTCATGCACATTTTCCCAATTTCAAGATAGTCAATGGTATCGAGTGATGGGAATAGTTTCTTTATTGTGCCTTTTGGTTGTGTACCCCAACCCAATGTAAGCACCCCAACTAATTCATCATTTAGATGGATGCCCAAATAATGCTTAGTTAGTCTTGGGAATACTGGACTATAATGCAATCGTTGTGTGAATAGACCCGCTTTGCTTTTATGAATAACTCTAACGGTGAATTTACCCAAACCAATCTCTAATCGCATTTTCCTCTTCGTACTTCACTATATTGCCATCAGCATCTATTTCATTCATTCTAGTGTTTGGTTCAGATGAACATTTGGGACACACGTACGTCTTTTTAAAACGATTATCAGTGACTGTGCCTTTACCATTACAACATGAGTACACCGATGTTTTATCAAGGCTTGGGGACTCATCAGCGACATCCAATAAACATTTTAAATTCTTATCTAGTATATAGCAGTACCTGTGCTTTCTAGTTCTTGCAATCCACGCACCGTGTGTGTTTTTTGTTTCACCACGTGGATTCACCTTACCATCCGATGCTCTGAAGAAATCACTTTTAGGGGTTGATAGTCCGTAATAGATGAAATTACATACTTGGTATATAGAACCAACATGCCTACTATCATCTGCTAGTGTTATTACTGCTCGTATGCTGTGGTTACGCTTCAATAACTTCATACTATTTCCTAAAAGGAATGATGTTGCATTAGTACCATTTAACTCAGGTAATAAGCACAAGCGACTTAATTCAAGCACACTCGTGTCGGTATTATCTAAACCGAACCAACCCTTTAAAGCAACATTACCTTGTGGACTTGAAAAGGTAGCGACACCAACCAATTCCATATCGTAGAATAGTCCATATGAAAACATAGCAAAGAACTTTGCCTTTCCTAAGTAGTGGTATTCGGATATAAAGTTGTACGCAATTGGTTTTGGTATTTCTCTAATCTTGAATATCTGTTTCGCTTTTATTTCTCTATTTTTGAACGATTCGAAATCTAATGATTTTTGATTATCATCAGACCCGTTAGAGAAGAACTCACTAATCCCCATAAGTTTATAACATTACTCGGTTCATCAATGCCTTAATGGAAACTAAACATAACACTGACGCATTGTCATCACCACCATTTATAATTTTAGGTGCCATTTCTATAATCATTTCTCTTAGTTTATCGGTCTTGAACATCAGTGTACATATATGCTCATCATTCTTAATTAAGTTATGAACCCAAATATCCGCTTCAGTTGTTGCTAACCCCGATGGTTTACCACGGCATGCAAGTTCGATTGCAATATTACCTGTTCGATGCCATTGGTCACGTTCTGATTTAACTTCTGATTTGGTAGCACCTGAGAATATGTTATCAATGTATTTTTCCCATTGTTGTCCCCATGATAGGTCAATGTCAAATTTTCGTAGTACGTTTATATCTTTGCTTTCGTTTAATGCCATGTTATCTCCTTATTCAAACCAATCTCCTATCACTGGTGCATTAATTCTGTCCTCTGCTATATCAAAATACTTATCGTCTAGTTCAATTCCTATTCCATTTCTGTTTAGATTTTTACACGCTACTAATGTTGAGCCACTACCCATTGTAAAATCAAGTACAAGTTCGC